GTACTGTTGTACTGAGCCGTGTTGAATTTAACGAGGAACTCGTAATATGTTGTGGCGGCTACGTTGGCATAGCCAGTCGCAGTATCGGGCACAACGTCAACAACACGAACGGGAAGCGTATTTGTGGTGTTGGCGGAAGAACCGTCAATACCGTAATACGAGTCACCTGTGGTGGTGGAACCAACTGTAGCAACTAAAGCCACATTAGAACCAACAATACTACGGCTGTAAGCTGTAGGAGTGGTGGAGCCAGCGACAGTAGCGCATACCTTGAACACAGCACTAGGATCATCCACAACAAAGGCAAAAGCCATGTTTGTTGAAGTTGACGTAGCAGCAGGATAATACTGCTGGAACGTAGGCTGGCTCAAAGAGTTGATGTAAGAACATCCAACCAACACACCAACAATGTTACCTGAGTTAGTGGTACTAGCGGCAACAATGTAACCGTTAGTGTCCACCTGTACGGTATCACCGTTCAGGATTGCTGTTGCATAAGAAGGCGCAATTGGGATTTGACGGATCGCTCCGGCGTAAGGCAAACCATCAAGTCGATTGAGTGGTTTAAAGCCGTACGTCTTGTCAATGGTAGGGTATGCCATCTATAGACTCCAATAAAATTTAAATGCCTTTACCGAAAGTGACCGTGGACTTACGTTCTTTGAACATAGGCATCCGTGGGTCGTTCTCTCGCATGTAAGTATTGTCCACTGATTGCATTTGCGCTTCCGCTTGTTGGCGGTAGTACGCATCACGCTGTTCAGTAAACTCTACTGGGGTTTTGCAAAGCAACAAACCACCTACTTCAATACTGTCTGGGAATTTCGCCGCCGTAGCATTGAACAGACGTATTTCGGGGTGATCGGAAGCCCTAACAGGTTCCCAGCCCTCAGCAAGCTTCGAGGAATAGTTCGTGGCGTCGTCTTTGCCTAATGACGCAATCCGAATCCAGCGAAAAGCATAACCCTCTTCCGGATTTGGGTCCGGTAAAAGCTTAGGGGGCATCCATTGTTTTGGACGCTCCATTTTTTCGCGTGTTTCTAATTCACGTGGTGGGCGCGCAGATTTTTCCATTATATTTTCCTCATTTCTTCAGCAACCTTACGAGCGTACAGTTCCAATGGAACCCCCAATCGCTTGGCGATATTCACCTGGGTCTGCGTAAGCACGATCTTTTTAGGCGCTGTGCTACGGGTTGCAGGTGCAACGATGTTGGATTTGTTTCGTTGAGGTTTCGCATCAACGGACTCATCGGCTCCAAACTGATCCGAGAATCTGTCCCTAATGTCAGCGTCGATACGTCGATAGTATTCTTCGCTGCCAGCGGGTATTCCTTCTCCTACTAAATCTTCATGTAACCCTAGGGCATATGAAGTCATCCGTTTGTTGGGTCCAAACCACTGGTTCTTTTCAGTCCAAGCAAGTAGTTTGTCATCAATCGGTGCAGGTCTAGTAGGCTGCGGTTGCATTTGTACAGGAGTTTCATCTACCTGTAAAGGGGTGGGCCTAAAATTATTGACCTTGTCTGCTTTCATTTTGGCGCCAGTTAGTGCTTCTTGCGCATTTACCAAAGCTTCGGAGTCGCCAGATTCGTAAGCAGCTTTGTATTGGCGCTTGGCTGTTTCCAGCTCATTGGCCACTACCTTTTTAGCTTGCTCAATTAAAGCTGCCTGGTTCTGATTTACAGACCCTTTCAGCTGTTTATTTTCTTCGGCTAATGCTTGGGCAAAGCGCAAAGCTTCATCTTTTTCCCGTTGAGCCGCCTCTTTAGCACGGCGTTCTTCGTGGTAGCCCTTGGTGAAATGCTTGATTCGCTTCTGGACGCCTTCGTCATATTTAGTCAGCTCATCTTCCGCAAATTCTTTAGGGGGTTCAGCCATAGGGGTACGGCCACGGTCAGCTGGCGGCGTATCGTCTACAACTTCTATTTCTGGATCCGATTCGGGCTCCACTACTTTGCCGCCTTTTCGGGCGTTAACTTCCACCTCATCGGGAAATTCAAATTCTGTTTTTTCAACTTCAGCCATGATCTACTCCTTATGTTGGACGTTGGATACCACGAGGGTCTTGCACAACCGCCTGGACGGAATCATCATTAATCAGGCGCCATTCGGTGCCATGAATTTTCATGCGGGTTCCAGTGTTAGGACGTACTAACACAAAGTCACCTACTTTACAGCTTGGGCCAGAAGGGAACCTGGTTTTATCTGCAAACGCATCAGGGCCAATCTTGGCAACAAATAGCACGGGGGATAAAAGCTCCTCGTGATACATAGCTGTGGCTGATTTTAAAATCCCTGTCTCGCTAAACTCCTCTTCGGCTTTGGGCAACATACACAAGATATGGTATGTAGCCGGGTCCGGCACCTGCTTGGCCTTGTCTTCCGCGGATGTATTTAGCAATCCGGAAAGATCTACGGCTTTCACATCAAATTCAGTCATCGTCATAATCCTTAGTTTTTCGCACAAGGTCAGCAAGTTCCATCTGTGCGGTTTGCAGACCTCGGATAGTTCCGCACAGTTCTTTGTAATGCTCGTGGGATTTAGCTCCACCAGCACTAACAACATCGACCACCTGCTGAACCTGTTCTTGCAGTTTGCCGTTCAAAATATCAAGCAGTTTGTGGTTCATCATTCACCTTTCTGTTGGGCTTGCATTAATTTTTGCATTAATTGCATTTTGTGTTGCTCATCGCTTTGACCCATGGACTGTTGAGCCTGCGCTTGTTGTTGCTGCATCGCCATTTGCTGGCTGGCAACTTCTAACGCATGCAGCTCTTGAGCTTGCATGATTTCCTGCTGTGTGCGCATGGCCGCCATATTGGGGTCCTCGCCCATCTTGGCCGCACCTTCGCGCGCTTTGAGCGCCAGCTCTTCTGCCTTGATTTGCAAATCGCCTTTGACTTTGAGTAATTTGGTTTCGGCATCTTGTTTGCGAATGGCCAGCTCTGCTTGCTGCATCTGAACCACTGGGTCCTGGGCCATTTGTTGAGCTTGCTGCTGCGCCACTTGACCTTTGCTTTGAGCCAGCAACTGAGTTGCAGCTTGAGCCACCAAGCGGGAAAGCATTAATTCGGATTCTTCTGGCAAATCTGAATCTGGCGCCGGCATTGGAACGCCCAGCTGCTCTTCCACTTTCTTGCGGTAAGCGTAGGCCAAGTGTTCTGCAATGTGCGCCTGGATTTCGGCCATCATCTTTTGGGCCATTGGGTTCTGGCCAATCTGAGCCATCAACAATGGGTCCTGCATCATTGAAGTATGAACAGCAATGTGGGCGTCGTGGTCCTGGTAGATGAAAGCTTTTGTAGGTTCGCCATTTAGGAAAGCCATGTTCTCGCTCACTGGGTCGCGCGGCTTCATGTCGTCTTCCACTGGTACTAGTTTGTCAGCATTCTTAATACCCAGCACTTCAATCATCTGTCTATGTAGAACAGGCAAGTTGTAAATCTGGGGAGCTTGCTGCGCCAGCTGGATAACCGCCTGGTACTGCATGATCCGCTGGGCCATCGTAGAACTATTGGGATCAGACACGGGGATAACATCCACCATGTCGTAATCTTCCCGCTTGGCCATGCGGTCGCCGCTAGATGGGTCAAACTCATATTCATCTGGCGTGTTGTCACGGATGATGACTCTTAGCAGCTTAAATTCCTGCTTCATAGAATAGTGAACACGCGCCTGGACGGCAGACATGTTCTTGAGCTGGCGCTCTAGCAGTGCTAAAGTGGTACCAACTGGGGCGTTGGCCGACATGTCAGACACTTGCATATCTGCAATCGAGCCCAAACGTCTACCCTCTTGGGTGATTTTGTCGAGCAATGCAGACAGAACCTGGCTCGGTTCCTTGTACGGCAACGTCATAATGTTGTCGCGTACAGTGCCAGAAGGCACATCTACGTCCCTAAATTCGCCCGGATTGATGGGTGTATCGTCCCCTTTGATGCGTAAACCGCGGGATTTCAGGCCTCCAGGCAGGTTAGAAAGCGTACCAGCGTCCACTAATTGGCGCAAAATTGACGTTCCAGCCCGTGCATAGCCACCAATTAGGTGAATTAACCCCAATCCATACGCTCCAAAGCCAGGAACATACGTATATTGGACAAAATGCTGGCGCTTTAGCTTGCGATTATCGTCTTCTGACCAGTTTCTACGGATAGAAAGCACCTCTGTCGTACCTCTATCAATCGTAATGACATAAGGTAGAGCAATTCCGTCTTCATCTTCGTACCCTGGCAGGTCATAATCAATATGAACTTCCAAAATCTGGTATCGGTCGTCATCAGTTAAGCTATATCCCTGGTCTTCGGCCTTCTTTTTCTCTACATCCGTATGAATCGTGACAGGTTCACCCAGGTCTACCTCACGATAGAAGCCAGAAACTTGTAATTTCTTAATATCATTCTTTGTTTTGCGCATTACGTGGGTTACACGCTCTGCATTGATGACGCTAGAGGCGCCATAGGGAATAATAAAATCTTCAGCAGGGATAAAGATAGCTACTTGACGCTGATACGACGGGTCAAAATATACTTTTTTGAACGCAGCGCCAGCTAAACCAAGCGAATACAGCATTCTTTCATGCTCGGGCCTGTATTCAGGCATCGCTTCCGTCAGCTGGAAGTTCATATCTTCACGGACGCGCTCCGCAGCATCTTCTTTAAGCTTATCGATGGCGCCAATGATTTCCGTTTTAACCGGGCCCTGAGCAGGAAACGTTTCAAGAATAGTCTCACTCTGGAACCGTACAGCGGCCTCTGTGAGGATTGTGGAAAATACGCCGCAAGCACCATTCCAAGGCTCGGTTCTTTCTTCATATTTCATTCCCAGAACATCTAGGCCTTTGACATACATCTCCACCCACTCTTTACGGGAGTTGATATCAGAATCCACCATTTCAATGATGTCGCTGGCAATACTAGCTAACGTACCTGTATCAATAACTTCGGCCAAATTTTCATCAAAGCCGCCGTCTTCCGCGTCCGGCAATAATTCAATTTCCATCCCGTCCATGCCAATACGAACACCTTCGGGGTTTTCAATTTCAATTTCCATCATGGGCTCTGCATCACCCACTAATGACTCTAATCCCATAGGGGCCTGGCTCAAAGATTGTTCAATCATGTTCTACCTTAATAGTAAACCGCTTTGCGGCGAAAGCTCTGCAGCTCTTCACGTTCGTCAGAATCCAAACGCAAAAACCCGCCCTGCCTGAATCTTATCAGCGCTTGGGTACTTGAGTCCACCAAATCATCATGCTCGCCATTGGGGAAAGCAGCCATCTGCTCTATCACTTCACTGGCCCACCTTGTCTCAGGCGCCCATACTTTGCCAGATCTAAACAAATCAGTCACAGAATTTAATCGCACAAATTTATCATTACCTCGACTAGGTGTGTATTCACTCACCAGCATTCCCATTGATCTCAACTCAAACACCAACGGAGCGCCCGCGGCTTTGGCTTCAATGATACAAGCGTCCGGCTCCCACTCCCTGTAGTTGGCCATTGCTTTTTCTTTCAGCTCAGGAAACTCCATTCGTTTCTGAAATGCATCCAGCAAAATCACATTTACATCATTGGGGTCGTCGTTCATATGAAAAACCCCCCAGGTCGTACAGGCCGAATAGTCAGACCGTTCATTCTTCGTAAAAGCCGTGTCCCAGCTCTGAATGATAAATTCACATCTAGGCGGGTCTTCGGGCTCCCACATTTTCCACCACTCTCTTTTAACCAAAGCACCCTCTTCCCCAGTAGGAGCTTGTTGGTACTGAGCATTCCACTTAGATGGAGGTAGTTCTTCCCTAAGCGCTTCCAATTCTTTGGCCGACCAAAACTCAGGCCAGAGCGGATTTCCACTTGGCATGATCGCAGGAAACTCTACAACTTCCCACTCACCTAACGAGTCCCGCATCTGGGCGTCTTTTAAAACCCGTCCAGTTAAATCCCTCTCAGCCCAGCGGGTCATCACAACCACAATAGCTCCGCCAGGTTGTAAACGCTGCCGCGGTCCAGAGGTATACCACTCATACGTTTTATCAAACACTCCTGGATCCCCAGCAGCTAAAGCCGCTTCCTGCTCAGAATGCGGGTCGTCAATGATCAATAGGTCTGCACCTTTACCCGTAACAGTTCCTCCAACACCGATAGCAAAGTACTCCCCATTCTGATTAGTAGCCCACCGGCCGGCACTCTTACTATCCTGTCTCAGCGCCACGCCAGGGAATACTCTTGCGTATTGCTCACTGTCCACCAAGTTCCTCACCTTCCGGCCAAAGTTAACCGCCAGGTCAGAAGTGTTAGATGTCTGGATAATTTTTTTATTCGGGTACTGGCCCAGGAACCAGGAAGGTAAAAGATAGGATGCAAACTCAGATTTGGTATGCCGCGGGGGCATATTGATGATTAATCTCTTAAGTGTCCCATTGGCTATAGCTTCAAACTTCTTCGCCATAACCGCATGATGCCTTCCGTGAACGAACCCTGGCCACATCATCCGCACATAATTCATAAACCCCGTCTGAGCTTTCTCTCTCTCCAAAGCCAAACGATAATCCTCCACGGCGTTATAAAACACCTCCCTCTCATCTTCAGGAAGCGTCGCCATCAAAGCATCTAACTTATCACTCATTCTAAATTCTTAAAATTAATGTACACAGGCCGAATCGATCTTCCGCTCTTTCTCAATTTCTTCAGCACTCCCTTAGCAACCAATCTATCCACAATCTCTAACGTATTGCCCAATCCGCTTCTTCCCCTCTGGTAAGCAATATCCCTAACCGACGGGCTGTACCCATACCTCTTCCACCACTCATCCACAATCAAAAACACTTCCCTTTGCGCCGGCGTCATCTCAATCTCCATACATTGCTCATACGTAAAATCCTTCTTCCTAAGCATCATTTTAGGATTCCGAACAATCAGAGAACCAAAACGTTTCGGTTCTCGACGCGCTATTAGTTCTAAATTTGCGAAATTTTTTACCATAAAGTATTAATTTTTGATAGGGGGTGGGTTCGCTGT